GGCCTTAAATACCTGGTTGACCAGTTGTCCATGAATGCCGTTATCGCCGAGTTCAACAGGTGCGGTGTGGATATGGTGATTGACTATGAGCACCAAAGTTTGAAGGGCGGCGAGGCCCCGGCGGCGGGGTGGATCAAGGAACTGGAGGCCCGCGAAAACGGCATTTATGGCCATGTGGATTGGACCGACCGGGCCCAGAAATACATAGGCTCAAAGGAATACCGTTTCCTTTCTCCGGCCCTGCTTTATCAAAGGGAAACGGGGCGAGTGATAAAGATCATGAACGTATCGTTAACCAATTTGCCCCGAATAAATAATGTCGAACCCATCATTAACAAGAGAGGCGGCGATATGGACATTTTAAAAAAACTTAGGAAGCTATTGGGCCTTGAGGAAATCGCGGTGGATGAAACCGTCTACACGGCAGTTGAGACCGCGGTCAACAGCCAGCGTGAGGTGCTGGCCGGCCTGCGCGGCCTGGCCGGCCTGGGCGACGATGCAGAGCCGGCCAAGGTTCTGGAGGCCGTGAAGAACAAAGTCAAAGCAGCTCCCGCGCCTGATAAGGGCCTGGCCGTGATTCCCAACACCGTAACCGAGGCATTGGGCCTGTCGCCTGGAGCCACCGAGGCCGAGGCGGTGGGCGCAATTCAGGGCCTGACCCAGGGCAGCAATCAAGCCGGTGACCTGGCCGCCAAGGTGGGCGCACTAGAAGCCAACCTGGCCGAACGCGACGCCAAGGAGGCGGTGGCCGCGGCAATGACAAAGGGCAAGATCACCCCGGAACAGCAGGAATGGGCGCTGGATTATGCACAGAACAACCTGGCCGGATTTTTGGCATACGCGAAGACGGCTCCCCAGGTCATCCCCGTGGGCAAGCTGCCTGGTGGCGGCTCCAACTCCGGCGGTGGTAATGCGGGCCTGGGTGACGTGCAGGTGGCCATCAACAACATGCTGGGCGTGGATGAGGAGCTTTTCAAAAAGCGCTTCCCCATGCAATAGGCCAAGGGCTTTTAACCGCTAACGCCAAAAGGAGACGAACAAATGGCATTAACCGCAGACAGACCTACCGCGCAGAAAGACGGCATTGACTTTCCGGTGCCGGTTGCCGCAGCCACCATCCTCTATGCAGGCAGCCTGGTATGTGCAGACGCCGACGGCTTTGCCGTGCCCGCGGCTGACACCGCCGGTCTCAAGTTCCTGGGGATGGCCCTCAAGCACGTGGACAACTCAGCCGGGGCCAACGGCGACAAGACCATAACCGTGCGCGCCGGCATGGCCCTGCGCCTGAAGGGGAGTTCCTTGGCCCAGGCCCAGGTGGGCGACAGCATGTATGCGGTGGACGATGAGACCGTGGCCGCTGTCGGCGTCACCACCAATGACGTGCTTGTGGGCACGCTTCATGAGTTCATCTCAGCCACCGAGGGCTGGGTAAAGACTTAATAAACTAAGGCAGCGCGCACAAACAAGGCCGCCCGCCCCAGCGAGTCTCAACTTGGAGGTGAAAGATGGTTATTGACATTGAGGCATTGGAGGCCATGTCAAAGAGCTTCCAGACTATTTTTTACGAGAAGCTGCAAAGCACCGAGGTCAAGCATCCGCTCTTGGCCTCCAGGGTTCCCAGCACCACCAGACATAACATGTATGGCTGGCTGGGAGATTTTCCACAGCTTAAAGAATGGGTGGGCGACAGAGTGATCGAGGCCTTAAAAGGCCACGATTACACAATTAAAAATAAGTCGTTTGAGGCCACCATTGAGGTGGATCGAGACGACATCGAAGACGACAACCTGGGAGTGTACAGGCCAAGGATAGAGCAGCTGGCCATGAACGCCAAGCTGCATCCGGAGTTGCTGGTGGCGCTGTTGCTTAAGGCGGGGTTTGAAACTGAATGCTATGACGGCCAGCCGTTTTTCGATGCTGACCACCCGGTCGGTGGCGGCGTCGTCAGCAATACCGGAGGTGGATCAGGTACGCCCTGGTATTTACTTAATACCAGCTGGCCCTTAAAACCCATGATTCTGCAAATCCGGCGCGATCCTGAGCTGGTCAGCCAGGACAAGCCAGAAGATGAATCCGTGTTCATGCGCAAAAAATTTAGGCATGGCGTGGATTACCGGGGCAATGTCGGGCTGGGATTGTGGCAGCTTGCATATGGCAGCAAGCAGACCTTGGATGCAACAAACTATGAAGCGGCCCGCGTCGCAATGATGAGTTTCAAGAAGGACAACGGCGATCCCCTGGGCATTATGCCCGATCTCCTAGTGGTGCCGCCTACGCTGGATGGGGCTGCACGGAAATTGCTACTGAACGAGCGGGATGACGCCGGGGCCACCAACGAATGGTACAAAACCGCTGACCTACTGACCTGGCCTTGGCTGGCCTAGGCGACTGAACCGAGTAACCTCTGCCGGGCGGCCTGAGGGCCGCCCAGGAAAGGAAAAAAATATGAAACTGGAAATCAAAGCCAACAGGAAACGCGGTTTTTACCGGGCCGGCAGGCACTGGCCTGCCTCTTGGACCCCTGTGGATTCTGAGGAGTTCAGTGAAGAGCAGCTTGAGGCACTGGGAAAAGAGCCCAGGCTGGAAATCCGAGAAGCCAAGGAGCCTGAGGTTAAAGAGCCTGAGGCCAAAGAGCCAGAGGCTGAAAAGCCCGAGGCCGAAGCGCCCGAGGCTAAGGAGCCTGAGGCTGAAGCGCCCGAGGTCGAAGCGCCAGAGGCCAAGGAGCCAGAGGCCAAGGGGCCCGAGGCCGAAAAAGGCCAGGACACCCAGGCCGGGGGTGGTAAGGCGCAGGCGGCCAGGGGCAAGGTCGCCACAAGGGGAAAGGCCGCGGGTAAAGGAAAGTAGCTGATGGCCTACTGCACTAAAGACGACATACTGGCCCGCCTCACCGAGGAGATTTTAATTGATCTGACAGACGATGAAGACGCCGGCCAGGTCAATGACGCATTTGTGGACAAGGCCATAGCCGCAGCTGACGGTTTAATTAACGCACACGCGGGGGAGCGGTACACGGTGCCGCTCGACCCCGTACCCGATCTGCTGCGCGATGCCTCGGTTGAGCTGGCTATATACAACCTGTATTCGCGGAGGCGGGGCGCGCCGGAGGAGTGGCAGGAACGTTATAAAAACAACACCCGGCTGCTGGAAAAACTGGCAAAGGGCGAAATCAACCTGGGTGCGGAAGATCCCAGCCGCACGCCCCAGGCCACTCCGGTCAATATCACCAGCAGTAAGCGGGTTTTCAGCCGCAAGCTGCTTAAGGATTTCTGATGCTGGCCATGAGGCTGCTCATATCAGGCGGGGCCCTGGCCATGACCGCTTTTCTCAAGGGCCGGACCGATGATCTGGACCCGGTGCGCAAGGATTTTGCAGAGCATCAGGTCACCAGCACCAAACAGACATTCGCGGTTGGGGGCCGTCCTAAAAAGTGGCCCATCTCGGCAAGGGCCCTGGCCACCGGGGGCAAGACATTGATTAAGTCGGCCCGCCTGAAGAACTCCATCGCCAGACGGGTGAGTGGCGATGACGTGCTTTGGGGCACAAACGTGGCCTATGCCAAGGCCCACCAGACCGGGGTGGATAAAAAGGTCAAGCAGCGGGTGCGGGCACATACAAGGAAAACCAAGAAATCGGGCCGAGTCCGAGTGAAGGCATTCAGGCGTGAATTAAAAATGAAGCTGCCGGCCCGGCCCTACCTGGCCTTGCTGCCTGAAGATGAGCGTTATCTGCACCGCCGGCTGCATCAGCATTATTCGGAGCCTGGCCGATGATTGATTTACTACCCGCCATAAGGGACTCCATCGATGATTGATTTACTACCCGCCATAAGGGACTCCATTGAGGGCCTGGGCCTATTTCGGGATGTTTTCATCTCCGAGCTTGTGGAAACAGAGGGCGTAAATATTCCGCCCCAGAGCCGCCTGCCCGCCTGCGGCATAAAGGACAACGGCGAAGAGGTTAAGGACTTGACCGCCGGCGAGCGTGAACTACATCAGGACGTGCTGGTGGTGATTTTTGAAAAGACCCAGGCGGAAAGAGACACAGGCCAGGGACTGCTTGCAAGCCTGGGCCTGGCCAAGCAGGTGCGGGACCACCTGCATGGCAACTTGCTCCTGGATGATATGCAGCTGGCAGCGTATCAGGGGGCTGACGCCAGCGGGGTGGCTGATTTCAGGGGCCTGGGCCTGGCCAGCATGATCGTTCAGTTTTACCGCTTCGAGCGGCTAGGAGGTTAAACATGAGAGACCGCAGGGCAAACAAATCCCGGCTGGTGGTTTCGGCCCAAAAGCGTGAGACCGCACTCAATACAGAGCAGGTGCTATGCACTTTGTTTCTCCTGGAAATGTCCGACATTCTCAAGTCGGGCAAGCTGGGGGAAAAAGACGCGGTGCTGGCAGGCGGGCCGTCTGAGCCGGAAAAGCAATTCATCTTTGGCGGCTCTGCCGAGGGGCCGATTACGTTTAATAAAATGCAACCGCAACACCTCGGATTTTTGGCCGCCTATGGACTGGGGGACGTTACCACGGTGGCTGCTGGCGGGGGCTATCTGCACACCATCAAGCCGCTTTTGGACCCGGTGGACGCCGGCAGGGACGTGCCTACGTTTACGGCAGTGCAGCAGCTGGGCACCATATTAAAGCGCTTGTTCACCTCGATGGCCGTGGATTCATTTACCCTGTCCTTTGCCAAGAACGACTGGGTGAAGTGCAGCGGCAGCTTGCGGGGCACGGGCAAGACCCAGCTTAACCTGATCATGGATAGCGTGGCCGGCTTCAGCGACGATGCAACTGTAACCTTGACCGCCAATGCGGTGGAAGGGGCGGACGCCGCGGCCCGGCTGGATTCGATTCACTCTGTCCGCTTCACCCCGGATGCCGGCGGCGGGGCCATCGAATGCTATGTAAAGAGCGCATCGGATGCCACCCCTGCTGAGATCGGCATAGAGCCGCCGGACAGCTCGGGCCATAACGCCGGCACATATGAAATAGATTATGTGCCTGTAGAGACGGCCAGCTTAGACACGGGGTCTGCCACCGCAGATCCTGAGTACGACCACGCCAACCGCACCAGCAAACTCACAGACAGCGCAGCAACCATGACGCCGGATGAACACATTGGCCGCTGGCTTGTGATGACCTCGGGCACAGCCACTGGCCGCTTTTTCCAGATAGCGGACAATACCGCGACCGAAGTTTTTTGCGACGGCTACAACCTATATGCCGAGGGCGTCCGGTCCGCAGACACCTATAAAATCGTGCAGTATGGCTGGCTGCCCATTGACCAGGCCAAGGTGTCTGAACCGGCCATGAGGGCCAACAGCATCGAGGCGATAGTGGGCGGGGATTACAACGGCTCTTCCTTCACCGGCGGCCGCCGCCTGGGCGGTGATGCGAATTCAGTTGAGTGGACATACAGCAATAACTTGGAAGCCGGATTCAAATCCGACGCCAAGGACTACGCAAACGCGATGGACCGTACCGAGCGCTCCCAGGAGCTGCGCCTGGACCGTGAGTTAAAAGACGCGGTGTACCAGGCATTGATGGAGCGCAGGGGCGGGGCCCAGGCAGATGAGGCCCCCTATTTTGCGGTGCGCATAGCCGGCGAGGGTCCGGAATACGAGGCCGGGTACACGTTCTATTGGGAAGTCATATTCCCCAGGTGCGCCTTGCTGAATCCAGATCCCGGCCTGGACGGGCAAAAGCTCGTTGAAAGCATGCAAGTATCGATCCTGGCCCACCCAGATCATGGGTCGGTGATTGTCCGAGTACGAAACGAGGTTGCCAGCTACGCGGCATAAATAGAACGCTTTAAATAGAGAGTTTAAACAAATTTCATTAAGGAGGGATCAAAGATGGCAAAGTCTTACAAAGTAGTGGTGGGAGACGGCGAGGCCCTGACCAAGCGCTTGGTTGATGATGGGTCTGGGGTAGAAATAAAGTTCACTTACCGCCTGCCCACCAACCAAGAAAAGATCAAGTACAACCGGGAAAGCGCCAAGGCGCAGGGCAAAAAGGTGGTTATAAAAACCAGGGCCGCTGCCCGCCGCGCCGTGCTTCCCCTGATTGAGGGCTTCCGCTTCCCCAGAAAAGACATCAAAACCCGGATACATATTGAGATCGGAGGCAAGCTGGAAGCGCTGTCTTGCCAGAAGGGTGATCCCGGCTATGTGCCCGAGTGGCGCAACATCCTGACCCAGACGGTGCCGGGCATGTTGGAGACCCTGGGCATGTCCATATTCGCGGGTGTAAGCGACGACGCCGTTGGCATCGTGTTTGAAGATGATGGCGAATACGATGATGGTGAATACGATGACGGCGAATATGATGATGGAGAGAAAGCCGAAGACGACATTAAAATCTTGAGCGCTGACAGCGCCAAGGAGGAGGAGGCCCCAAACTAATTGAAGAGGTGCTCCGCCTGGCACTGAATCCCTGCACCCCTGAAAAAAGAGCCCAGTGCCAGGAGGACACGCCTAATCCTGAACATTTGGCCTGGGATTGCGCCCAGTGCAAGTCCCTGAAGCCGGAAGACGCAAGACCTTATACCTTGTTCCTGCTGTATCTTAACCGGCTGCGGCAGGCAGGATTCGCAATCGCCCCGGAAACATTAGACCTGAAAACCTGGCACGACCTCGGGCTGGTTTGTGAAGCGCTGGCCGAGGCGCGAGAGTCGGCGCGGTGGCAGGTAATACTGAAACTTTTTATGTCAAGGTCAAGGTAGGGGCCGAGGGCGTCAAGAACATAGACGTTCTTGACGACAAGCTGGCCCGCCTGGACAAGCGCACAAAGCAAACCACCAAGAGCGGCGGCGCATTCACCAAAGGCATGGGTGCCATGCCGCCCCAGATCCGCCTGGTAGTCCGGGCCGCAACCGCCCTGCTGGCCGTCCTGGCCACCCTCACCGCAACCCTTACAACAGGCACCGCGGCCTGGGCGAAGTTTTCGCAAGAGCAGGCCAATGTCGCCACCATGCTGGATGAGCGCGCCCTGGGCCTGGAGCGCTACACAAAGCAGCTCGAGCAGTACAGTGGAGGGGTGCGCCAACTCGCCACCGATTTCGGCGAATCCACCTCCTCTCTTAACAAGGGCCTGTACGACATACTAAGCGCCTCGGTGGACCCGGCCAAGGCCCTGGACGTGCTGGCGGTCAGCACCAAGGCGGCCAAGGCGGGCATCACTGACACCGCCACTTCGGCGGACTTTTTAACGACAGCTCTAAATGCCTATAGCCTGTCAGCGGACCAGGCCACCGAGGTCTCAGACATAGCATTCGCCACCGTGGCCAGCGGGAAATTGACGTTCGGCGAACTTGCGCAAAGTATAGGCCTTGTGGCAACGCAGGCGGCCCAGAGCGGCGTTGATCTGGCCCAGCTGGGGGCAATGCTGGCCACCACCACAAAGTCCGGTATAAAGGCCTCTGAGTCGGTCACAGCCCTTAATCAGTTCTTGGTCTCGTTTACGCGCAATTCACCGGCGGCAACGGCGGCATGGGAGGAGCTTTCCAAGGGCAGTGAGCTGGCGGGCACGGCCTGGAGCAGCCAGCTGGTGCAGGGTGAAAACCTGTCCAGGCTTTTGGACGTTTTGGCCAAGGCAACTGACCAGCAGAGGGCGGCGCTGTTCCAGGAGATCTCCGCCCGCCGGGCGGAGATCTCCTG